GCATATATCTTTCCGCCCTTACTTCAGGGGCTTGACGTTTTTTACCTGTCCGTGCTTTACGGATGCGGTTCATCATGGAATGTAATTTAGCAGCCCCTGCTTTACTAGACCCATTACCAAGATGTGATACCACATCAGCCGGGATGACAAACTCACCATCAGCCAGCCGTGCGGGTTGCGTATCGTTAATAGTGGCAGGGATAGAGTCGCTCATACCGTCACCCTTGCCCATCAAAAACCGAGGTTTATTAGGACTACCGCCAGCAGCCAAGGCTGTTAGCCCACCACCATAATATTCGTCTTGCCCATACTCATCGTCAAATGCCCGAATGTCGCCGTTTTTAACTCCTTCTTCAATGCTTCCACCCATAGCATATGTACCGTAAGCAGGTTCAGTACCCGCCTTGTAAACGCCAACAGGAGTAAAACGAGAATCAAAATATGTTTGTTCAGCAGTAGATTCTCCACGCTCACCCGTGCGATACGGCACATTTTTCCGGCCCGGATCATATTTAAATGGACGGACAAACTGCTCTTGGATGGGTAGGCCGGTAGGCTCATTCATACCAGCAATTAACGGAGCGGCGGCTGCACCGCCGTATTTGGCTAACCCCATCGGGCCACCAACAGAACTCATAAAAGCACCCCGAGCACCCTCAGTGCCTTGGACTACGTTGGAAAGACCTGTCCCCATTTGTTTAACTGTTGAGCCAAAACCACCCGGAGAAACAACCGTACTTGATGGGGTAGCAATAACATTCATAGCGGCATCTGCTTGTTGTTGAGCCGCTAGAGTTTGTAATCCTTGAGGCGTGTAGGCCGCTGACGAGGTAAGAGGTGTTGTTGGGTACATACCAAACGCATCAGCCGCAGTCCCCGATAGTTCAATAGCCTGTGGAGCCGCCTGTGAAAGTGTTTGAGATGCAAGTTCAGGCGCTCCGGCTAGACCCGCTGAGGTTCCTGTTAAAGCCGGGGAAGCCGTGGCTCCAGCCGCAGAAAGCCCAGCCCCTATACCAGCCCCACCAAACGCCCCTAGACCAGCCATAAGACCTTTTGTAAGGCTCCCTGTAGCCAGACCGTAGCCACCACCTACCATTAATGCCGCCATAGGAGCACCAACCCCTGTAGCAGCCAAGGCCGCGCCAGCGACCATTGGGAGGATTGAACTTAAGAACCCTGCTTCAACGAGACCAGTTCTAGGGTTAATACTAAGAGAGCCACCATGCCGCATGGCTAGGTACTGCAATCCTTGGACTTCCCGAGGGGTCATGTGGACAAGCATCTTGTCTTGACCACGGCCTTGAGATTGAACCTGATTGGCTAACGAAGTAATACCGCCTTGTTCATAATTCATAACCCGACCCCCCATGCGCCATCCACCATCGCTATCGCTATCGCTATCACTATCACTATCGCTATCATCACCGGGAGCATCATTTGCATCAACCCCTACGGTAGATTCAGTGCTGTAGCCTCCAATACCCGCCCCAGAATCACCCATAGCGCTACCGCTAGTATCGGTACTTGTAGAAGGGGCGCCAGTAGTAGAAGTGGCGGCATCAACGGCGTCAACACCTACAGCCTCAGCAATGCCCATAGCAACATCTACAGGTGAAACTTGTGTCTCTTCCTCTGTTTGCTGTTGATTCATTTGTGTCAAAGCAATGGTTGGATCCGCAGGTACTGGGTCTATTGGAGTAACTTGTTGCGTGTTTGTCCGGCCTAAAGCGGTAGAAAGACTAGGATCAATACCTTGGGCAACAGTTTGTGCTTGCGCCACGCCAACGGGATCCATCATGTTTTGCATCATACCTAAAGACGTTAACCCAAAAGCCTGTTGCCCCATCTGAGTAACTGCCGCCATCGTTGGGTTTTCAGCGTAGTAAGCCGCCTGTTCGGTAGGTGTCATTTGACTAAACGGGCTTGGGTCTGCTTGATACCCACCATCCCCAGCGTAATCGTATTTCTGAGCCGCCCCCATTTGATTGGCCTGTTGCTCTGGGGTAAGCAAGGTATACGACTGAGTAGCCGGATTATATGAATATCGGGGTGGGAGGGAGGCGATACCGTTCATAGCGTGATTATCCTGAATTCGTCAAGTGAAGTCTATGGGGTTGAGGCCGAAACGTAGGTTATAGAGCCAATGACCGATGGGATGGCTGGGCGGGCAAAGGGTGAGACTTGGGTTGGGCTGTGGAATAGATAAACACCATTAGTAGGGGTGGTGGGATTACCAGCCAGATCTGTTGCCCAATACAACTCAATTTCGTCCCCAATATCTATTTCAAAAGTAATTTCAGAATAGCCAACAACATACCCCTCTTCACCCGGACTAGCGCTTTTACGGGCAGGAACGGTAAAAATTGTGGCTGAATTAGGTACATCTACGTTATTAACCTTGAGCCAGACGGTAGCGTAGTGAACAGCGTTTGCCGTATTTATAAACTGAATACTATAAGTAATTTTATAAACTCCAGCATAATCAGATACAGCAGATCCGGGCGCATTTAGTGTCCATTCATAACCCGAATCAAGGGTATTAAAACTAATCTGAGTAGCAGTATTATTTCCTGTAGCCACCTGATCTGTAGAATCCGATGCGGCTATGTGTGGGAATATAATTCCAACTCCTTGACCATTTAGTGAGGAATTAACGGAATTTAAATACCCATCCAACAAATTAAAGTACAAACGTAAAGTACGAATAAAATCCGTGTGATATCTTTGATCATACTCAACTGGAGGTACCGGTAACGCAGGAGCAATAAAACTTTTAACTGTGCTCATCGCTTACCATCCACACGAGCATCTAATCTAGGCACACCTAATTGCCAGTTAACCCCCAAGTCCTCTGAACTAATCTTTAGCGCCATCTGACGGGCACGGGCACGGATAAATACCTGCTCCGTATAAACATCTACCGCAGTCTCAATTACTGGCTTGGAGTCCGTAGTGCCCACAGGTTGAAACCCCGACCCGGGGAAGTTACGGGGGCGGAGTTGTAGTGTCACCTCTGGTTGTGCGGCAGTAGACTTAGCAAAATTAATATCGGGCAACATACGACGGGTCAACATAAACTGCTCACCATCACCAAGATCAAAGTCAGATGACTGGATGTAAGCCGCTATTGGAGCACCATCCGCATCCAAACCGTTTTCTTGATCATAGAGAACCCCAGTGGTAGTTCCTAAAGGTGTATCAACCGCCACAGGATATTCACGCAGGGGGCTATCTAACCAAGCAGTACGATCAATATTTCCATAGTACCAAATACGCTCAAGGTAGTTATAGATTACGTACCGGTTAGGGTAAACAGAGTTAGCACTTGGGTACATCCACCAAACTTCGTTCCAACCCTCGTTTGTGCCAGAAATAATAACGTCTGCTTGGTTATAGTTAATATCTTGATAGACAAACTGACGCAAGGTGCAGGGCAACGTTTCGACACGGCCTGAATAGACATAAAACTTGTCATGCCCCATCCAGTAAGTGACGTTATTTACGGTTACAGTAGCCCGTGAACTTAGAATAGAGACGTTGTCTGCTAATTCTTGCAGTCCAAATACATCCGTGGTTCCAAGGAACTGAAACGAATAAAGGTGAGATTCCGTCCACACCAAAATTTCTTGCCGTGTGGGTAGAGCGCGAACAATCCTCGAACCCCTAGAAACCCTTATAAATCCCGCAGAGTTGGTAGGCGTCGGAGTCCATTGACCCGGATTATCCTGATCAGCCCAGCGAATAAGAAGGGGGTCAAAATCAGCCACATTAGTAGAACCAAAAGGCACACTCCCAAAAGCGAGAAGATGCTTATCGTTCTGTGATACAAGAACCTGCATGGCTTTAGTGGGTACTGCATTGGGGTCATATCCATCTGCTGTAGCCTTTGCCGAAAGAAGAATTGCGTTAGTAGAAAAGGCCACTGTAGGATTAGCAGAAGAGCCTCGTACCCAATAATAAATTTCTCCGTCTTGAATATTGGCAACTAAATCGTTGTCAAGGTTGTCATACCACCAAAATCGTCCCGGTAAAACAATCGGGGATATACCACCAAGACCCCATTCAAGACGACCCCAAGTATCAGTACCCCAACCATACCCAAACTCTCCACCAGAAGGAGCAATATTTATTTGATATTTACCAATTGTTAAAGAGCCCCCATTACCAACATCCGATGCATCAGCCGTTACCGGAACAACAATTGTGTATGCATTAGCGTTAATTACCGTAGTAATTTCATACCCTTGATCGGCGTTTAAAATTGCCGCCGTGACGTTACCACCCAAAGAAACGGCATCAACAAATTGAACGTAATTACCAACAGTTGCCGGTGCGCCAGTATCTAAAACTGTTATAGTAGAAGACCCATTGGTTGCAGTAAATGTTACGTCCCCAGCAGCGGTTGTTTCTTGGAGGGGGGTGATGTCATAAAAGTATCCACCAGCCTCTAAATACAACTTTATATTTGTCCCAACGGCTAAAAGGTTGTCCCCAAAAGTCGTTACGTAATTAAACAGTTGTCTGCAAGTCCCCAGAAAAGTATTTGGCGTAGACTTAACCCAACCACCAATCTTTTGGGGGAAACCCGAAAGGAAGCGAACCTTATCGCACTCGTACCAGCCACCTTCGTTAGAGTAGTTGGTCTGATCTCGGTTAACTCCGGGTCGAAATTTTAAAGGTATGAACGGCATATTTTCCTCACGCTACAAGTCCCGGCAGATACACTGTTTTACCATCTTTTTTGGTAGCCGTTAAGTTCTGTTTCTTGAGATTAGCCGGGTCGTAGGAGACATGAACCCAGCCCGAATCAGGCACGCCGGGGGTGTAGAACTCAAGTATTAACTGGGTGTAGGTTAGGTTATCCATGATCCACACGGCTAGGTCTGCGTTGGCAATACCGGGAATCTCAATGTCAGCGGCTTGTCCCTTACAATGGTCGGACGTTTTGGAGCCACCCACCCTTGCGTTGACTTCGGGGTGCCTGAATCCTGAGTTGACCTTAACTCCGGTTTGGAAGTGGTCACGGACGGGCTGCAATACCTTTTCACAGAGTGTTTTAAGATTAGCAATCTCAGCCTCCCCGGGTGTGTTATCCATGTCATGACGCAATGCAGTATCAGACTTAACCATCTCAGCAAGGGTGAAGTTGGTAGTCAGATTCATTTTTGCTTGGCCTTCATATCCATGATCTTCTCAAGCGTGCGTCCGCCAAAATAGAAGGACATAATCAGCATCCCCCACTGGCCCAAGAGTTCAACGTAGTTATTATTAACTTCGATCTCCCAAGCGCTCATCATCCCAAAGACGGTGTAGGTCAGGAGGATAAAGATCAGCGTCATAGGCCGGATGTTCTTGGATAGCCAAGAGTCCGACTTCATGTCAGCCTCAGCCCGTTTGGTCAGGTTATCTTGCTCGTTCATGTCCGCTTGAAGTTTGGCAAGTTCACCTTTTTGTTGCATCTCTAGGAGCATGGCCTGCGCCTTGGCACGAGCCTCTGGGTCTGGGAGAACCTTGTCGAGAACCTTCTCACCGATGGATAACAAAGCAGCGACTGGGAACATTATTTTTTACTCCTTGAAAGCATGGTTGCGGCGATATTGAGCATCGCCCGGGTTTGATCTAAATCAGCGGGGGGCTTGTCCCATCCCACGGTAATCTGCCCTATGAACCGACTCGGCTCAGGTGGGATACTGATCCTGCACCCAAACCGCATACCCTTCTCGATGT